TCGCCGGCACTGCGGCGACGCTGAAGGTCGGCTACAAGCTATCTGCCGCGGCTGGTTCGATCAGCCTCTCTGGTACTGCGGCGGCGCTAAGTCATGGCTACCCACTCACGGCGACGGCTGGGGCCTACACGCTTTCCGGTAGCGCGGTCACGTTCAGGCGCGGTTACGTTGTCGTCGCTGGAGTTGGTGCCTTCACCGAGAGTGGCACGGCTGCCACCCTTAAACGTGGGTTGTTGATCTCTCCAGCAGCTGGTGGTTACAGCCTACTGGGACAGGTCGCCTCTCTGAAGTACGGGCACAAGGTCGCGGCGAATAGCGGCTCTTTCGTCCTGGCCGGTACAGACGCAGCCCTGAAGCGTGGACTCAAGTTGACGCCCGTTGCGGGGACCTACGGCTTCTCCGGTGTGGACGCATCTCTGGAAATGATGCGGAAGCTCACGGCCTCCGGGGGTTCGTACACGGTTAACGGCTCGAATGTTGATCTCACCTACTTTAATGGGGCTGCGGCAGCAGACACGAGTTTTATCCGCATCGCCAGGCGCAGACTTGCAAGACGATAGGAGATCCATGTCATTCCCCTTCAACCTGTTCAGGAGCAGCTTCCCCTTGGTGGTGATCGACGGTCCCACCCTGGGCATGAAGCGCTACTTCAGGCGCGAGGTCACGCACGAAGCGCAGCTTGAGGTAGGCGCAGGCCTCAGCCCGGAGGAGGCGCGCCGCGCTGTGGAGGTCTTCCGCACGGCTCCACTTGCCGCTTTCGCCGAGTTCCGCGGGCCAGTGATGTCCCCGCAGGGTGAGCCCGAGAGGATGGCATGACGAAGAAGCGCGCCTCAAAGGCGAAGGCGGAGCGCGTCAAGACGCCGTCCAAGAATGAGCACGGCCTCACTTGGCAGCAGGAGTCCTTCGCCCAACTGCTCGCGTCTGGACGGTCCCAAGCCGATGCCTACCGTTCGGCGTATCCCGGTAGTCAGGAATGGAAGCCGGAGACCCTACATCCAGCGGCGAGCAAGCTCTCGGCCGACTACAAGGTTGCTACAAGGGTAAAGACCCTCCGGGCGATCATCACGCAGCAGGCCATTGATGAGGCATCCACGGATAAGGCTTGGGTCATGCGGCGCCTGAAGACGGTGGCCGAACGATGCCTCCAAGCCGCGCCGGTCCTAGACAAGAAGGGCAACCCTGTGCTGACTGCTACCGAGCATGGTGGAGTGGTGCCGGCGTTCGAATTCAACTCCATGGGTGCGAACCGCTCGCTTGAGTTGATTGGAAAAGAAAACGGCATGTTCATTGACCGCAAGGAAGTCGGTGAACCGGGGGCATTTGACAGGATGACCGATGACGAGCTCCGCAGGACAATCGACGAAGCAGATGCAGTCATCGCTCGAGCCAGAGGTAAGGCGCGCGATGATCGTAAAGGCCGAGGCGCACGCCGCGCTCAAACATCGAGCCGCGCGACGTAAGTTCTTCACCTACTATCCCGACACAGGGCCGCTGCGACGGGCGTTGTACAAGAAACACCTGGCGTTCTTCAAGTTTGGAGCGACATGTCAGACGCGCGGGTTCATGTCCGCGAACCGTGTCGGCAAGACTGAGGGTGGTGGTGGCTACGAACTGACGGCGCACCTGACTGGGCGGTATCCGAAGTGGTGGGAGGGTGCGCAGTTCACGCAGTACGTCAGGGCTTGGGCAGCTGGAGACACCCGGCAGACCACCAAGGAAATCATTCAGCAGAAGCTGCTTGGCGACTATGGGCGCTTCGGGACCGGCATCATTCCCGGCGACGACATCGTCAAGTGGACGCCGATGCCAGGTGTTCCGGAGGCTGTCGGAACGGTTTGGATCAGGCACTACGACGTGGATAGATTCGAGCGCACTGGTGACTTGGTGCAGGACGGTACTTCGCGCCTCGTCTTCAAATCCTTCGACCAGGGCCGAGAAGCGTTTCAAGGCACCGAGCAGGAGGTCATCTGGCTCGATGAGGAATCCGACGAAGGCGTCCGCGGTGAGTGTGTGCTGCGGCTGATGACTACCGACGGCATCCTGATTGAGACCTTCACCCCTCTCAAGGGGTTAACCAATGTCGTGATGAATTACCTGCCGAACGGCTACGAGGAAGGCATGACAGAAGCGGTGACCGAGAACAAGGCGTTGGTGATGGCTGGTTGGGACGATGTCCCGCACCTGACCGAAGAGCAGAAGAAGAAGATGCTCGCTGAAACGCCGCCGCACATGATCGACGCGCGCTCCAAGGGCATTCCCAGCATTGGCTCTGGCGCTATTTACCCGATCGCCGAGTCTGAATTCGTGGTGTACGATTTCCAGATCCCGCAGCATTGGCCGCGAGGTTATGCCTTCGATGTTGGCTGGAACCGCACAGCCGCTCTATGGGGTGCGCTGGATCCTGAAGCGAAGATTGTTTACCTGTACGCCGAGTATTACCGCGGCCAGGCAGAACCGCCGATTCACGCCGCTGCTGTGCGGGCTCGCGGCGATTGGATTTCAGGGGTGATCGACCCAGCTTCTGTTGGTCGCGGGCAAGGCGATGGAAAGCAACTCGCGGTGCAGTACAAGAAACTTGGGCTCTCGCTCCAATTCGCCGACAACGATGTCGAGGCCGGGATTCTGGCTGTTTGGACAGGACTTTCCACTGGCAGCCTGAAGGTGTTCAAGAGTTTGCAGAATTGGCGCAGCGAGTATCGCATGTACCACCGCGACGAAAAAGGTCGGGTCGTGAAAGAAAACGATCACCTGATGGACGACACGCGATACCTGATGCTCTCCGGCATGAAGCACTGGAAAACTGTGCCGTCAGGAATAAGTTCTATGGTTGAGTCGTGGGAGCCGCTTGACAAAGGCATGGGGATGTAACCCAGGAGATCACTGATGGCGCTGAACACCGACCCGAACATTCAGGCCGGTGGATCAGTCGCGCCCAGCACCATCGCCGAGGGGATGGTCGAGCCCTCCTTCGAGGACACCGAGGCGCAGAGGCTCAAGGACGAGGCCGACATGGCGCGGCTCGAGGCGCTGGGGCAGTCCCTCGCCAAGACACGCTCTTCAGCAATCGCCGCGCGCCTGAATTCCGGTGTCGAGGATGAGTGGCTCGAGGACGAGGAGTTCTACCAGGGCATCGACGACTCGAACCGCAGCGAGCACAAGTCGTTCTGGCGTTCGAAGCCGCCCGGACAGGCGACTGCCACGCCTGCAGCTGCCACACGCAGCACGGTGTTCCCGAACATCACGCGGCCGTATGTGGACGCCGCTGCGGCGCGCATCGCCGACATGCTGCTGCCGACGGATGACAGGTCGTGGGCGATCAGCCCCACGCCGGTCCCCGATGTGGAGGACGTCTCGAATGGCAAGTTTCCGCAGCCCGTCATCGAGCAGGCTGCCGGAGCGAATCCCGGAAACCCGGAGGGTGCGAAGCGCACCCTGGCGATCGCCACGCAAGCCGCCCTCGAGGTCATGGCAGATGCTAAGGCGAAGGCGGAGAAGGCGCAGACCAGGATCGAGGACTGGCACATCGAATGCCAGTGGCACGCGCACGTCAGGACGGTGATCGAGGATTCGGCGCGCATCGGAACAGGAGTTTTGAAGGGCCCGATGCCGGAGCGCAAGGACCGCACGGTCTGGCGCAAGAACAGCATCACGATGGTCTCGGAGACGAAGCCGGTCTCCAAGTGGATCGACCCATGGAACTTCTATCCCGACGGTGCTTGCGGGGAGAACATCCACAACGGCTCCTACACCTGGGAGCGAGACTACATCACGAAGTCCCAGCTGCGAAAGTTGAAAGGGCAGCAGGGATACATCGACTCGCAGATCGACCTGTGCCTGGTGGAGGGTCCGCAGACTGCGACCGCCGAGTACAAGCCGACACCGGACGCCGTCGCAGACGACCGGATGCGGGAACGGTACGAGATTTGGTACTACCACGGCGTTGCCGAGAAGGAAGACCTCGAGGCCGCCGGCGTCAATGTAGACGGCGAGGATCAGGACCCGCATCTACCGGTGATGTTGGTCATGGTCAACAACCGCGTCATCAAGGCGGCGCTGAACCCGCTCGATACCGGGGAGTTCCCCTATGACGTGATGGTGTGGCAGAAGCGCGCCGGCTCGTGGACGGGCATCGGTGTTGCGCGCCAGATCCGCACGCCGCAGCGCATCGTCACCGCAGCTTCGCGCAACCTGATGGACAACGCAGGGATCGCCGCCGGCCCCATGCTGGTGTTCCGGCAGGGCGTCATCACGCCGGCCGACGGCAAAGCCCCCAGCATTGCCCCGCGGCGCCTCTGGTACATCCACAAGGACGCCGAGGAGTACGCCGACGCCACCAAGGCGATCGGCGTTATCAAGGTCGACATGATGGTGGACGACCTGTTGAAGATCATTCAGCTGGGTCTGAAGCTCGCCGAGGACGTGACTGGACTTCCCGCCCTGCTGCAAGGGCAAATGGGTAAGGCTCCGGACACCCTGGGCGGCATGCAGATGCTCAGTAACAACGCGAGCGCGGTACTGCGCCGGCTCGCGCGGCTCTTCGATGACCGCGTCACCGAACCTCATGTTCGGCGCTACTACCACTTCCTGCTGCAGTACGGCGAGGACTCGGAGAAGGGAGACTACTGCATCGACGCACGCGGATCGTCCGCCTTGGTCGAGCGCGACCTGCAGAACCAGGCCGTAGCGCAGATGGCGAGCATCGCGCAGAACCCGGTGTTCGGGCTGGACCCGAAGAGATGGGCGCAGGAATTCCTCAAGAGCCAGCGTCTAGACGCGAAGCGCTTCGAGTTCGACGACGAGGAGTGGAAGCAGATTGTCCAGAATATGTCGAAGGGCGCACAAGACCCGCGGCTGGCGATTGCACAGCTTCGCGCGCAGGTCGAGGTCAAGCTCCAGGAACTCGATCAAGGCTGGAAGTCGATGGAAGCGGAGAAGCAGCGCCAGGTCGAGGAGCACGGCCAGGAGCGCGACCGGCAGCTCGATTACATCATCGCCGAGATGGAGCAGATGAGCGGCAAGGACATCTCGTTGAATACCCTGAAAGGGAAGCTCGCCGACACGGTCATCAAGGTTCGCGCGCAGCGCGACCTATCGAAGCGCGACGACAACATCGCTGGCAAGCCGCCGACGGAACCCGCCGGGCGAGCACAACCAGGGCAGGCCTACCAGCACTGATATGCCGCTCGCTTTGCTGGTGATCTACCGGTCGCCGAATGGGCGCGATCCGTGGACGCCGGTGCCACCGCAGGACGTCCCAGCATGGGTCAAGGATGAGCGCAACGTGGCGCAGATGATCGCCGGCGAGATGTGCTTCAACTGCGACGACCTCTCCGGAGAGTCAGCCTGGTATCGGGCGGAAAGGCATGCCGATGTTTGAGAAAAAGGCCGCACCGGTCTTGAACGACCAGGATCTGCAGACGGCTGTCTGGAAAAAGATCACAGCGCACTTGGAGCAACGGATTCAGGCACTCCGGGAGCGCAACGACAAGGAACTCGACGACACGAAGACCGCGAAGCTGCGCGGGCGCATCGCCGAGGTCAAGGAATTGATGGCCCTGGATCAACCGGCGCCATCTGTAGACGCGGACGACACTGAGAAGTAACTGGTGCCCTCCGTTTTTCGATGTTTGATTTTTCGTGAGGCGAGAACGTGAGCGAAACGACGCAAACAGCAGGCGCAGACCAGGAGAAGGCGGAAGACCCGAAAGTTGCAGCGCGTGAGGCCGAGCAGGGCTTCGCGGATGGTTTCAACAGCGTCCACAAGGCGCATGACGAGAAGCCTTCCGAGAAGCCGGAGCCCGAATCGCAACCCGCAGAAGTCAAGGCCCCCGAGAAATCGGCGACCGAGCTTGCTGCGGAAGCGAAGGCGAAGGAAGAGACCGAACGCAAAGCAGCCGAGGAGAAGGTGTGGGAAGGTGTCCCGGCAGTCGTGCGGGAACGTCTGACCGCGCTCGATGCCTTGCCTGGTCAGGTGCGCAACCTCGCCGGCCACATCGGAGGACTGAACAGCAAGCTCGACGGAGCCTTGACGGCCGCGAAAGCCGCCGCGACCAAGGCCGCCGGATCGGGCGCTGCGCCGACGGACAAAGAAGTCAAGGCGGCGATGTCCAACCCGAAGGCCTGGGAGAAGCTGAAAGAGGACTTTCCCGATTGGGCAGGTCCTGTCGAAGAGGAACTCGGAGCGATTCGCGCCGAGATTGCGAAAGCAAAACCCGTCGACACCGATGCGTTGTCGAAGCAGGTAGCGCAGTCGCTGAAACCCACGCTGCAGGAGAGCGAACGCCGGATCAGGGAATTCACCCGCGTCGACTCCTCGCACCCCGATTGGGAGGACACGGTCAAGACGCCCGACTTCAAGGCCTGGCTTACAACCCAGCCCACGGATGTTCAGGCACTGGCCGCAAGCGACAAAGCGCGCGATGCGATCAAGCTGCTCGATGCCTTCAAGGTAAAGCAGACGGGCAAAGCCACTCTCACGCCCGAAGAGGAACGCCTCAAGAAGCAACAGCGGCTCGAGCAAGCGACCACGCCCAAGGGTGCGGCTTCGCCAAGACCGAGCACCCCAAGTGACGAAGCCGAATTTGCCGCCGGATTCAACAAGGTGGCTAAGGCGAAATAACCCCAAGGAGCATTCAGATGTTGAACTACGCAACCAATACCGGCCGCGTAAACAAGATCAAGGGCGAGATCCTCGCCCACGCGGTCCCGGTGGAAGTGCTGGCGCTCGGCTGCAAGATGAAGCCGATGGCCAAGAACCAGGGCGACAACATCGTCTATCGGCGATGGCTTCCCTTCGGCGCGACGTCGAGCACCGTGCACACGCAGAACCGCCCGGTTGTCACCGCGGCTGCGCATGCCCTGTCGGAAGGGGTGACCCCGACGGCAGACTCGATGACCCCGGTCGACGTGAGCGTCACGATCCAGCAGTTCGGCTGCTTGTACAGCTACACCGACAAGACCGCCGACCTGTACGAAGACGACATGCCGGACGAGATGAAGACCCAGACCGGCGAGCGCATGGGCCTGGTGCGGGAGATGATCCGCTTCGGTTCGCTCAAGGCGGCGTCGAACGTGATGTACGCCGGCGGCACGACCCGCCTGACCGTGGACGAGGCCATCGGCCTCAACATCCTTCGCAGGATGACCAAGACGCTCAAGCGCAACCACGCGAAGAAGAAGACGCGCATCCTGTCCGCGAGCGCGAACTACGATACGTCGGCGATCGAAGCCGGCTTCATCGTGTTCGTGTCCTCGGACGCGGAACCGGACATCCGGGATCTCCCGAACTTCGTGCCGGTGGCGAAGTACGCCAACCGCTCGCCGATCAACGAGTTCGAGCTCGGCTCGTGCGAGGAATTCAGGTTCATCTGCAGCCCGGAGCTGACCCCCTACGCCGATTCCGGCGCATCGGTTGGCGCAACGGGCCTGGTGTCCACCGGCGCGTCAACCATCGACGTCTACCCCTTCATCGTCATGGGTGAAGAGGCGGCCTTCGACATCGCGCTGCGCGGCCTGAATTCGTTCAACGTGACCCACCTGCCGCACACCCAGAAGGACAAGTCGGATCCCCTGGGCCAGCGCGGCTACGTCGGCGCCACCTTCTGGTCGGCGGTCCTCGTGACCAACGGCGGATGGATGGGCGTCATCGAGGCCGGCGTCACCGACGTCTGAGCAACCTGATCTGGGGCTTTCGGGCCCCTGATCTCCACACTTTTCAGGAGAGAATCAAATGAACGAAACACTCGACATTCCCCGCGGTTTCACTGGCTGCCTTTCCAAGGCGGGCCTTGGCATCGCGGGTACGGCGGATCGCGTCAAGATCACGGCGCCCAACGGCGCGGGGATCGACTACGCCATCGACGGCATCGCCTATCACGCGGCCGACGCCGACAACATCGACACCGGCGCCGCGGCGGTGCAGGCGGCACTCACGACCTGCATTTACCTGCTGCTGCTCGACTCGGGCGGTACGCTGACCACGGTCAAGGGCACGGAACAGTTGAATGCCGACCTCGCGGCCGGCACACGGGTTCTGCACTGGCCGCAGCCCACCGCCGACACCTGCCCGATCGGGGCGGTCAAGGTGAAGTGCGAGAACGCGGCGACGTTCACCCTGGGGACCACGAACTTCAGTGCCTCGGACGTGACCGACACCTACTACGACTTCGGCGGCGGAATGCCGACGGCGCCGTTGGCGTCGTAAGCCTAAAGCAACTGCAGCAGGGAAGGGCGCCTTCGGGCGCTCTTTTCATCCCATAAATATGACAGCGGAACATCGCTGTCCATAAGCAGGAGAAGACCATGCTTTGGAGAAAGTGGACAAACGCAGTAGTCGAGAAGACGTTGCTGTTCAAGAAGGGCGCGGTGATGAAGGTCACCAGCGATGTCGGAGTGGTCAGCACGCTCAACATGGCGGAGCTTACCGCGCTCGACTCAATCGGTGCCGCAGACCTTGCCAAGATCGACGGCATCACCAACGGCGAGAACGCCGCAGGTAAGGCAGTCGTGCTCGGGGCAACGAAGAACACCGACTCCTTCCGCATGACGGGAAAGCTCTTTACCCCGCAGGCGGCACCGGAGACCGCAGCCGATACCGCAGGGCTTACCGATGCGCAGATGCTCACGGGCATCCTGGCGGCCACGCCTACGGCGGCGGCGGCCTACACCGTGAGGACCGGAACACAACTCGAAGCGGCGCTGCTCGCCGCCGGATTCCAGGTGGAAAACGGCGACTCGTTCGATCTCACCATCATCAACCTCGGTGGTGCGGGGGATGACATCACGCTCACGGCAGCAGCCGGCATCACGATTGTCGGAAACGCGGTCGTCACCGTGGCGGTGCCCTCGCAAGGCACATTCCGATTCCGCCGCACGGCAGCGAACACGTTCGTCGCCTACCGCGTAGGCTGAGAGTTTCATCCTCTCCCGCCATTCCGGCGGGGGAGGTTTTTACCAAGGAGAATCGTATGCCCAGGTTGCAAAAGGAAC